CTATTTATCGGACTCTGTTTTAGCAACTCCAGAACAACGGAAAAAAGAAATTTGGGACGTAGAGGGTAGATTAAAAAACGGAAACCAGACTTTTAAATTTGATATTCGACCCTTAAAAGAGGTCGATAATAGAGCTGAAAAAACAGGTTACTTTAAATCAAAATCTGATAAGATGGTGTTTGAAACAATCAGTCAATGGATTATATTTGATACTGAAGAGTTAAATGAGTACGTTAAATCTATGGATAAGAGAGATTTTAACCTAGATGAATTGCTAGATAATTTATCTTGGAATTTAATAATTGATAAAGTAGAGTAGAATTATGCTACAAAAATTAGGATTTGCACCAGGATTTAACAAACAAGTCACAGAAACAGGAGCCGAAGGGCAATGGTTTGATGGTGATAATGTACGTTTTAGATATGGCACACCTGAAAAAATAGGTGGGTGGAGCCAGTTAGGCACGGATAAATTAACAGGTGCTGCAAGAGCAATACATCATTGGGAGAATAATGACTCTGTTAAATACTCAGCTATTGGAACTAATAAAATTTTATACGCTTTTTCAGGCGGAACTTACTACGATATACATCCTATACGAGCAACTTTAACAGGTTCGGATTTTACTACTACTGCTTCTTCGGTCACTGTAACTGTAACATGCACCGGGGCTCATGGATTATTGGAAGACGACATTGTTTTATTTGATAGCGTAACTGGTTTATCTGGTTCTACTTTTACAAATGCTACTTTTGAAGATCAAAAATTTATGGTGTCATCAGTTCCAAGTGCAACCACATTTACAATTACTATGGATACCGCAGAGGCAGGAACTCCCCTAACAAACGCTGGGTCAGCCTCTGTTCTTTGTTATTATAACGTCGGTCCATCTCAACAATTAGGTGGTTTCGGATGGGGGACTGCAAATTATGGTGGTCAAGCTAATGGTCCTGCAACCACAACATTAGCTTCAACTATTAATGACACAGTAACTGACATTCCTTTAACTAGTTCTGCTGCCTTTCCCTCTTCTGGAGAAATAAGAATTGGATCAGAAGACATTAGTTACACAGCTAACAACACAGGTACAAATACTTTAAGCGGAGGGGCTAGAGAAGTAAACGGCACAACAAAAGCAGCGCACAGTGGTGGGGCAACTGTTACAAATATTTCTGACTTTGTTGCGTGGGGAGATGCATCTGGTGCAGATTTTACTATCTCTCCAGGTCTATGGGTTTTAGATAACTTTGGTACTAAATTAATTGCACTTATTTACAATGGCCCTTGTTTTGAATGGGACGCAGGTCCATCAAATGCAACAAACAATAGAGCAACTCTTATACCTAATGCACCTACAAGATCTAGACACGTATTAGTATCTACTCCAGACAGACATCTAGTATTTTTTGGAACAGAAACAACTGTTGGTGATGACACTACACAAGATGACATGTTCATCAGATTTTCTGATCAAGAGAATATTGATCAAACAGATTCTTATACCGTAACTGCAAACAATACTGCAGGTACACAAAGACTAGCCGATGGATCAAGAATCATGGGAGCTATAAAAGGTAGAGACGCTATTTATGTTTGGACCGATACAGCATTGTTTTTAATGCAGTTTGTAGGTGCTCCATTTACTTTTTCTTTTCAACAGGTAGGCACTAACTGTGGACTAATTGGTAAAAACGCCTGTATTGAAGTAGACGGTAAGGCTTATTGGATGTCAGAAAACGGGTTCTTTACATACGATGGTCAATTACAATCTTTGCCTTGTTTGGTAGAAGACCATGTCTACACTACAGAAGGTGGACCAGGCCTCAACACTACAGCTAGAGATCTAATTAACTGTGGATTAAACAATTTATTTGGAGAGGTTAATTGGTTTTATTGTAGCTCTGGATCTAACGTAGTCAATAAAGTGGTTACATATAATTATTTAGATTCATCTTCTAAAAGACCTATATGGACCGTTGGCACACTAGCTAGAACTGCTTGGCAAGACTCAGCTGTATTTCCTCTGCCTCATGCAACATATTATACGACTAGTGATAATGACTCGTTTGATGTTACTGGAAATACTGACGGAACTACTATATACTATGAACACGAAACAGGAACTGATCAAGTCGATGCTGGAGGAGTAATAACCGCAGTTATAGGAACTATAACTTCAGGTGCTTTTGACATTACCCAACGTAGAAACAACACTGGTCAAACTGTAGGTATGCCAGATTTAAGAGGAGACGGTGAGTTCATTATGAGAATTAGTAGATTTATACCAGATTTTATTGAACAAACAGGAACAACTGCTGTTAATTTTAAAACAAGAATTTATCCAAACAGCACACCTGTTACAAATAATTTTACATGTACATCTTCGACTACAAAAAAAGATGTAAGAGTAAGAGCAAGAGAAATAGAATTACAAGTAGCAAACACAACTAGTGGAGAAAATTGGAAGCTAGGCACATTTAGATTAGACATACATCCGGGAGGTAGAAGATAATGAAGTACGAAGTACAAGGTGGTGTAAAAAATTATTTAGGAAAACAAAAAGAAGTTATGGCTCCTTTAAAATGGAAGTCTAGCCCAAACCATCCTGAAACAGAATTAGCATATATTACAAAAGCAGAAAAAGATTTACTTGTTAAAAAAGATTTACATGGTTCATTAAAAGGTGGTGCTAACAAAGGACCATCAGGTATCATGAGTTTAAATGGTTACGGTTCTATAGAAAATGGCAGAGATGTTGGTATGTCTGGTGCAGCAACTAGTGCTGCTGAATCAGGTCGAAACACATCTGATACATTAGCTGAAGGAGCATCAGCTCAAGACGTACAAGATTATAGAAGTGCTTTTATTGCATCAGGTGGTGGACAAAGAGTTAACCCAGGTTTTTTTGATAGTAGAAATACTGTCTCTCCTGAAGAATTAAGATTAGCTAGACAGTATAACCCTGAAGCTTTTGGAGCAACAAGAGGTGGAGGCATTATGGGTCTGATTAGAAGCGGTGGATTTATTGGAAATGCTATAAGAGGTTTGGGCCAAGCGTTTGGTTTAGGAAAAAAATATGACGAACCTACATATGATATGCGTGGTTTAGTTAGTGAGAATCCAGAATATTATAATGATCTTGATAATGAATTAATGTTATCAACTACAACTACACCAGAGAGTAATAAAACAAGCAAGGTACCAATAACTAAAAATTTTGTTAGACCATTAGACAATAGAATGACTCCAGGTGTAGTAGAAGGTCCTTACAGAAGTATGTATGATTATTTAGAGTACGACGATGGTTCTAATAGACCACAAAGAGATCCAATAACTTTTCAACCAAGCTATCCAAATATAAATATGGCAGATGGTATTGTAAATACTGATGCCTTTACTTCTAGTGATGGTCTAGGAATATACAGCGGTAGCTAATGGCTAAAATTGTAAATTCATTAACAAAGGCTAGACCGGAATATAGTCAAGAAAATCTACAATCTTTAGTTAGAGATTTAGATTCAGTAATAACAAAATTAAATACTTCTTTTCAAGAGGAAATTAAACAGGAGATAGAAGCTAAAAGTTTCTTTTTAGAATAATGACTGTATCAAACATATATAAATTTTTTGGAGTAGATAATGTTACGTCTACAGATGCACAAACTATGTTTGGAACTACTCTTGTAGCAGGGGTTGCAACACAGAACCCATTGATAAACGAAACATATATTATTAAATCTATTAAAGTTACTTCTGCAGGCACACCAACAGTGACTATAGCAAATAATAATATTACAACTATTAAAACAGCAGCTTTAACAGCTAATGTAACACAAGAATTATTAACACAGCCGTTAATAGTAGAAGGCAATACGGCCTTAAAAATAACTTCTAGCACCGCAGATTCTTTTGATATTGCTATTAGTTATTTAAACATTCAAAAGGAGAGATTAGACTAATGGAAATAAAACAGGCTAAAGTAGAAACTGTTTACAGACACAAGCAAACAGGTGAACTTTTTAAGGAAAGAAAAGACTGGGAAAGCAAGGGTTTTAAAAATGAAGACATGGCACAGGACGTAAAAGTTATCATGCCACCTCTTGATTTGTTGTCAAAAACCAAGTAAACATAGGAATTAAGGTAAATTTATGGCAATATCTAGAATGCAAGAACCCCAACAAATACAATCAGGAATAGGTTCCTTACAAGATCCTAGACAAGGTTATTTTTTAGGTAAACTTGTAAAGAAAGCTGGTCGTGCTGTAAAGAAAATTACTAAAAGTCCTTTAGGTAAGATGGCTATACTTGGCGGTCTTGGTATGTATGCCGGAGGTTTAGGTCCATTCTCAGGTGGTAAATTTGGTGCAGGTTTTTTAAGAGGAACAGGAGGTAATTTACTTTCTGGACTAAAAAGTAAAACAGGTTTTCTAGGTAATGTTGGAAACATGTTTAGACAAGGTGGAAAAAAAGAAAATGATTTTAGCATGGGTAGACTTTTAGCCGGTGGCCTGGGTGCTACAGCTATTGCAGCTCCATTTTTTATGGGTGGTGACGAAGAAGTAGAAGAAGTAGAAACTATGGATCCTGCTTTACAAACACAAAGAGCAAAAGATTATTACAGTCAAACAGGAACTAAGGGTGTTGGTTTAGATTTTATGCCACAGAAAAAATATGTAATGCAAAATTTTTACGCAGCTGACGGTGGTCGTGCTATGTTAAACATGGGCGGCGGTGCAGGAGATGCACAAGCAGAACAAATGTTAATGATGGAATATGTTAAGTACAAAAACAAAGGTGGTAATTTATCTTTTGAACAATTTGTTAAAGCAGTAATGCAGGCATCACAACAACCAGAAGGTGCGGATATGGAACAACCACAACCGGTTATGATGGCAGCTAATGGTGGGTTAATGACTCAAGTACCAGGGTACGGGAAAGAACCTGGCACAAATCAATTTGACTATCCTAGTGGTGGCGAAGAAATTAGAGTTGGTAAACAAGAAGGTGGAATCATGGAAGCAGAAGCTTCTGAAATGATTGACATGGGTGGCATGGAAAAAGATTATAGAAATACAGGTGGTTTTGTAGAGATGGGCGGCAAAGAAAGAGCTGACGATGTACCTGCTAGACTATCTAAAAATGAGTTTGTATTTACAGCAGATGCTGTTAGAAATGCAGGAGGCGGCGATATAGATAAAGGCGCTGAAGTTATGGAAAATTTAATGAATAATTTAGAACAGGGCGGTGAGATTTCTGAAGAGTCACAAGGTTTAGAAGGCGCACAAGCAATGTATGATCAACAACAAATGTTACAATCGAGGATAGTATAATGGCAGTATCAGATTTTTTAGAACCAGCAGTAAAAGATTATGCTGAACAGGCAAAAGCTACCTACTCCGCACCCATAGATACATCGCAATTTACGGGACGTGGTTTTGTAGCCGGTGAAGACCCTTTACAAACACAAGCAATTAATCTTGCGCAACAAGGTGTTGGATCATACCAACCTTTTTTAGCTGCAGCACAAACTGCACAGACAGCAGGGGCCGGGGCTCTGGGACAATCAGCAGCAACAATTGGTGGACTAGGTGCATTAACTGGACCACAAGCTTACCAACCTTTTATGTCTCCATATCAATCACAAGTTATTGACGCAACGTTATCAGAATTTGATAAACAAAGATTAGGTGGAGAACAAGCTATAAAAGATCAAGCTGTTGCTTCTGGTAACTTTGGTGGTGGTAGAGAAGGTGCAATGCTTGGTCAATATCAAGCTGACTCATTAGCAGATAGATCAGCACTACAAGCTTCAATGTTACAACAAGGATTTGGTCAAGCAAATCAATTAGCACAACAAAATTTTATGAACCAGGGATCTATTGCAAACGCACAACAAGGATTGGCTGGTGCGTACGGAAATCAAATGAATCAACAATTTGGTTTATCTGATTTTGGTAGAACTGGAATGGGTCAAGATGTTTCTGCACTAGGTTCTCTTGGTGCAATGAGACAAGGTCTAGGTCAAGCTCAATTATCTGCTGATCAACAAGCAGCACAGACTGCGGCGTACGAACCTTACGGAAGACTTTCACAATACGGTAATACATTAACTGGTTTAATGGGTGGTGTATCAGGACAACAATATCAAGACCCAAGAGCAGCTAATCCATTCCAAACAGCGCTAGGCACGGCTACAGGTCTTGCTGGTTTGTACGGAAAAATATTTAGGTAATTAATTATGAGACCATTAAATAGACCAATGTTTAGATACGGCGGCCCTATTAAAGAGGGTGTTATGTCGGGGATCAGGGAACCAAAAAAGAATGGTGGTCCTACAGGAACAGGTTTAGTTGGTGATCAAAGATATCCTAAAACAAATGGAAGAGAGCATCATGCAGTATTTATACCACCACTTGTGGCAGCAGGTGCAGGGATTGCAAGATTAGCACCTATTGCAATGAGAGGCGCTCGAGCTATTAGAAATTTATTTGCTAAACCAACAGCATTTCAAGGTCCAACTGGAGTAGTTACTCCAGGTAAATTAGTTGCTTCGCAAATGAAAAAACCACCTAGAATAGCTTCATCAGGTTCTTATCAAGGTGTTAAATTTACAAAAACTCCGACAACTGTAACAGGAGGAGCAACAGGAGGAGCACCTGTAACAGAAACAGCTTTAGCTCCTACTGGTTTTGGTAGTTACTTGGAAGGAACTATGACAGGTTCAGCACTTAAAGGTCTATATAAAGGAGCAACATCTGCAAAAGCTGCAGGACTCACACAAAAAGTAGGTAAAGGAATTTGGAAAGTTGCAAAAGATCCTTTAACAATAGTTTCTGCTGCATATTATTTTTATCCAGATGGAACACCTAAACCAGAAGAAGAATTGGAAGGTCCACCACCTCCAGGCGGTCTAGATAAATTATTAACAGATACAGGTCAAAATAAAGTTACAGGTGGAGGTTCAGAAATGTCTCCTAAAGAACTTCGTCAAAGTAAAATTGACAAATACAGAGACATCATGGACATTAAAGGTATGAATAAACAAGCTGCATATGATTCTTTGATTGCAGCCAGCCAAGCTATCAATGAGTCTGGAGATTTTAAAGGTGATATTAAATCAGGTAAATTAATTAATCAAATTATACAATCAACTAGTAAAGCATTTGACAAACCAGCTCAAACTAAAGATGCTATCGACACACTAATACTTAAAGGTGAAATTGAAAAAGATATTAAAGCGTCTGATCCAGCTAATAAAATCTTAAACGAATACAGATTGAAACAAATGCAGAAGATAGATAAAGATTTAGAAACAGGTTTTGCAGAAGCTAAGATAGCAGCATCTAAAAATTTATCTGGTCAGTCAGCAATTGACGCTGCAGCATCTGTTGCATCAAAAAACTTTAAAGGAAACTTACTTACAAAAACACAACTAACAGACGTAATGGAAGCAGCTAAAGGTTCCGGGGAAATATCAGAACAAGATATAATTATCTCTGCAACACAAGAAGTTATTAAAGGTAAAAATTTACCAGATGGTGATTACACTGTAGGTGATGTTTTAGTTACTATCACAGAAGGTCAAGTAACAAATATTAAGAGGTAACACATGGCCTCAAACTTTGATTATTCATCTTACTTTAACACAGCAGAAAAAAATAATAGTGTAGGTACAATAGAGTCTATGTTATCAGGCGTAGCTTCAGGTCTTATTGCTATACCAAAAGGTTTCTTTTCACTGGGTGCGAGTCTTATGGACTTAGGAGTTAACAGTGGCAAAGCTGCTGCTGTAGAAAAATGGTTTGATGATCTTACAGAATTTGATGAAAAAGCAGAAGCATCAGCTGCTGGTAAAATTACAGAAGCATTGGTTAACATTGGTATCCCTGGTGGTATCGCATTTAAAAGTGCATCAGGTTTGGCAAAAGCTTCTATGCTTGCAGCTAAAAATAATAAGTATGTAAAATTAGGAAATAAAAGTCTAGTTGGTGCAGCTGATGAGGCGTTAGAACTTACTGCTAAAGGTAAAGGTAGACAGTTTGTTGCTGGTGCATTAGGTGGTGGTGTAGCGGAAGGTGTGTTCGTAGGTGATGCAGAAGCTATTGGTACGTTTGGTGATCTGCTAGGTGGACCTACAGCAATAGATAGAAGTCAAACTGATCCAGATGCAACAAGAGAAATACTAAACAGAATTAAATTTGGTACAGAGGGTGCATTATTTACAGGTATTCTAAGTGGCACAGGTCAAGTTATTAAAAAAATAACAAACAGGAACAAGGGATTAGACACAGCTAACTCAGAATTAGACAGATGGATTGATACAGTTGCATCTAAATTTAGAGCACGTAGTGGTAAGACACAAGAATTTTTTGACATACAAAGACAATCTATTGGAGCGCAGGCAGCTGACGCAAACGTTGCAAGAAATTTATCAAGAGAGCTTGATGTAGATGTCGACAAACTATTCCCACCCATGCGTACTGTATTTAATAAACAAAATGCAAAAGAAAGAGCAAAATTTTTAGGTGACGTAAACGATGCATTATTATCTGGTGAAGCAAGACTTGGTGATGATGGTGTTGCAGCTTTTGGAGAAATAGATGCAGCAGCTAAACAAAGAGTTATAGATGGTATTAGAAAGTTTGCACCTAATGCACAAGCTGCCGAAGAATTAGAAAAATCTATTCTTGGTGGTCTGTCTGTTATGAGAAGCAAATGGTCTGAGTTGTTTTCTAAACTTGGTGGATCATTAGACGCTGCAGATATACAAACATTTAAACAATTATTTGGTGGTAAGTTTAAAAACTATCTTGGTTCTACATACGACATCTTTCAAGACAAAAGTATTCTACCATGGATGAGATACAAACCTGCAGCACAAGCAATTGAAAATGCAAAAGATTTATTTAAAGCTAGTGCAAGAGAAGCTGGTAAAGATATCTCAGACTTAGAAGCAGAGCAAATAGTAAACAATGTATTAAAAACTTCTGGTTTACCTAAAGGTTTAAGAATGGATAAACCTTCTGATGCATTATTTAATATACCTGACTTTTTTGTAAATAGAACAGCGTTAGATGATGCAGTCAAGAGAGGTGGAGTTGCTAGAATATCTATTAGAGATGTAGCGCAAGAGGCTGATAGAAAAGTATTTGATGATTTGTTTGGTAAACAAAAAAATCCTATGCAGACAATGATAGGTGGCATGGCCAAACTATCTTTAATTACAAGACGTAATTTATTTTACGATGATCTTATAAAAAAGAATGATGAAGTAGCAGAGGTGTGGAGAAATGCAACTGACAAACGATCAGTAGCACAACCTATGTTTGCTAGATCAGAAGCAGAAGCAAGAGCTTTTTTTGGTGATGACTTTCAAAGAATTGCAGTCATCGACCCTGCGCAAACTTTAAACGTAAACATTGCATCAGGTGCAAGTAATCCTTTTGGGGATGTTGCAAAGCCTATGTTTGCTAGAAAAGGTGTAGCAGAAGCTTTAGAGAAAACATCCTTGAATACACAGAGTCCTGGTATACTTGGTAGACTATATGAAAGTTTAGTATTGTATCCTAAAGCTACATCACAAATTGCTAAAACAATTCTATCACCAGTAACACATTTACGTAACTTTGTAAGTGCTGGAGCTTTTGCTGCAGCAAATGGTATATTACCAGCAACAGATTTAAGTGCAATCAAACAAGCGTATCAAGCATTACAAACACCGCTTAAAGGTACAAGACAACAAAACGATTTATATCAAGAGTTGTTAGAACTTGGTGTTGTAAACTCTAACGTAAGACTAGGGGATCTATCTAGACTGCTACAAGACGTAAACTTTGGTGAGACTATGACATCTGACAAAGGTATGAGACTGCTATTAAAGCCGTTATCAAAATTAAAATCTGTATCACAAGATCTGTATACAGCTGAAGATGACTTTTGGAAAATATATTCTTGGGCTGTAGAAAAATCTAGATTAGAAAAAGCATATGAAAAGATTGGTGTAGTCAGAGGACAGTATTTTAAACGTAACGGTGTTGACGTAAGATTAGATGAACAATTTTTAAAAGAAGAGGCAGCTGACATTGTAAGAAACAATATACCTAACTACGATTATGTATCTGACTTTGTACAAGGTTTAAGAAAACTACCTATTGGTAACTTCGTATCATTTCCAGCAGAGATTGCTAGAACAGGTACAAATATTGTAAGACGTGCGTTAAGAGAAATAAACGAGACTGTAACTTTAGCTGATGGCACAGTTGTTAAACCAATGGAAGCCATAGGATATACTAGATTATTTGGTTTTACGACTACAGTTGCGGCTATACCTATGGCTACAACAGCAGCATTCCAGGCCCTATACGACGTCACAGACGAGGAAAGAGAGGCAATCCGAAGGTTTGCAGCCCAATGGTCTAAAAACTCGACTCTACTACCTATAAAGCAAGAAGATGGCAGCTTTAAATACATAGATTTTAGTCATGCTAATGCATACGACACATTAATTAGACCGCTACAATCAGTAGTTAATGCTGTTCAAGATGGTAGAACCGATGAAAACGGTATTATGGATGACTTTGCAAGAGGTCTATTCACAGCTACATCAGAATTTGGTCAACCGTTTATATCAGAATCTATTTGGACTGAAGCTGCATTAGATATTATTGCAAGAGGTGGCAGAACTAGAGATGGAGCTCAAGTATATAGTGAGCAAGATACATTTGGCGATCGTAACAGTAAAATATTTGCACACTTAGTAAAAGCACAAATGCCTTTTTCATTAGATCAATTAAAAAGATTAGATCAATCTATAGAATCTGTTGACGTAATTACTAAAGGTAAGTTTGATAAATACGGGCAAGAGTTTGAGTTCGGTGATGAGTTTGGTGGACTATTCGGTTTCAGAGCAGTCAATGTAAATCCTGATCGAGCTATGAATTTTAAAGTCGCTGACTATCAAAAAGGTGTAAGGGATTCAAGATCATTGTTTACTAGAGTTGCTCTAAGAGGTGGACCTATTGAACCAACAGAAATTGTAGACGCATATATAAATGCTAACCGTGCATTGTTTGATGTAAAGAAAACTTTAAAAGGTGACATGGATGCTGCAAGATTATTAAATATTTCTGAAGAAGGTTTTTATGGATCATTAGATAGAATTTCTAATGTTGAAGTTAGTGCTATTGATGAAAATGTATTTAGACCTTACAGAATTTCAAAAGAAGTAAGAGATGCTTTCGAACAAAATGCTGCAAAAATAGGAATAGCAAATCCTTTTGATACTGCAGCTGATGTAATATCAGAATTAGAAGGAAGAATGGCTGATTTAAGTTTAACTTTATCAGAGTTCCCTGTGTTTGCAAATCCATTACAACCTATCATGCAAGACACACCACTAGGTCCTACAACACTTAACTTACCTAACATTAATGCAGAAGCTGTGTCAGCACAGGTACAAGGAAGTAATTATAACAGCTTGACAACCCAACAGAAATTAGATTTACTATTTGGTAGAGGATAATATGGCAAAAAAATCAGCATTACAAAAAATAGAATCTCATGAAAAGCTTTGCAGAATTATGCAAAAGCAAACGTTTGAACAAATAAAA